GTTCTCATGAAGTCTAAGACTCTGACGGCGAAAATCCTCGACTCCTCTTTATAGATCGGCTGCCTTACCCATTTAGCATTGAGACATGCTTCGTTCATTCCGACTAGTCCTATAGTCGAGAAGTGATTGTCATAATGCTGAAGATATCTCTTCGTGTATGGATACAACCCTCGCTGGTTAAACCGGTTTATTGTTTCTCTTTTTACTTCAAGGGAGTCTTTGGCTAGATTCATCAAAACGTCTAGTTTGTTGAAAAACTCCACTTCGTTTTCACTAAGATATGCTAGTCGCGGCAAATTGATGGTGACTACTCCAATAGACCCGGTAAAAGCATCCGACCCGAACAATCCCCCGCCTCGTCTCTTCAATTCTCGACGGTCTAGGGTCAATCTACAACAAAGACTCCTTACATCGTCGGGATTAAGATCGGAGTTTATAAAGTTTTGGAAATAGGGGGTCCCATATTTGCCCGTTATTTCAAAAAGGAGCCGGGTGTTTTGGTTGTCCCAATCAAAATCTTTCCCGATATTGTACGTCGGGATAGGATATTGAAAGCCGCGGCCATTAGCGTCTCCTTCGTCGTATAGCTCCAGGAGAGCCCTATTTATCATATCCGATTCTCTTTGACAGGACCCATATGTAAAGCTTTGTTCTTTTCCGCCTATTATTGCCGGTTTCTCTTTATAGCTCTCTGGTATTGTCCAGTTAAGAGTTATGTTGGAAAAGGGAGATTGTGTCCCCCAGCGAGAGGGTGTATTCAGTCCGAATAGGAATGATTGTATGCACTGTTTGACTTCTTTATAAGATAGGTTGTCTATCTTGACGAAGGGGGCAAGATAAGTGTCGAAACCGGAGAAAGCCTGCGCACCGGCCCATTCGTTTTGCATAATCCCCATAAAGTTGACCATCTGGTTTATAAGCGTGGATAAGTGTTTCGCCGGAGAGCTGGACAGTTTCTGAGAAACGCCGCCTAATCCTTCGCGTATGAGTTGTTCGAGGTCCCACCCGGCGCAATAACCCGAAAGCATTGAAAGGTCATGTATATGAAAGTCTCCATTCCTATGCGCATTGGCAATATCTTCGTTGTAAACCTTACCCAGCCAGTAATTAGCCGTCATTGCACCTGCTTCATGGAGGATAAGTCCTCCAATCGAGTAAGTGACAGTCGAACTTTCCTTAGTCCTCCAATCGGTTTCAGTCAAATAACCATCAATAACTTTTTCGACATCTATAGTCTTTTTGTCTTCCATAGAAAAAGTCGGCCCGTAGGCCGACATTCACCTCCCTGGGATTTTATATTGTTTTGGTTAGGAGAATCAACTAGGGACTATAACCGGATCAGCGACTTTCCGTTTCTCATAAGGAATACTCTTCACGAACTCCTTATAAGTCGCCAGGTTCTGTCCAGTCCTAATTTTGTTTAAAAGGTAGTCTACAAAAAGACTACATAATTCCCGGTTGGGGAATTGTTCTATGAGTCGGTCGTCCGCCACCACAAAGGAGTCGTCTAATGCCGTCTTTCCCTCTCTTACTTCAAAGCCTCTTAATTGTGAGAAGTTAAAGCATTGTCCTTTCTTATTGTGATGCCACATAACGATCACGTCTTCTTCTTTCGCATACTGATATACGGTTTGGAATATTTTATAGTGAAGATTTCTTCATCTGTAGTCCCTATTTTTCTTAGCAATGCAGCTACTATCTGGTCTGTGGTACTAGCTTCAGGGACGCCAAGTCGTTCCGCCGCGAGATTTGTGTTTATGGGTTTCATCTCTTTTTGATTTATAGAGAAGTTGTGCGTGTCCGTCGCAAAAGGTTTCCCACCGGCGTGTTCAATAAGTTGCTGTTGGAGTTCGCCAAGCTCCCTATCCAGCCAACCCGCTTTCAGCTTGTATTGTATATATTTTTCAATAGGGCTGACTTCTTCTTTGATGTCGAAGTTGTACGCCGGACATTTCGCTTTATGCCCGCACCAGTAACAGAGATTGTCGGGATTAGTCTCGAACGACTCTTCAGAATCTCCGAATAAAGTAACCAATGACCAAAGGTAGCTCAGGTACTCTTTGAAAATCTCCATCTGAGAATCGGAATATCTTGTCTCGACTCTTTTATCAAGCCAGAGATAATCGAGAGCAACCATTATGTTAGGAACTTGATCGAAAGAAAGGATGAAACTCTTATTCATCTCAGACAAAGGACCATAGAGATCAGTAACTACCTCTATCATTTTTTCTCTCTGCGCCATAGTCATCTTGGCTATTTCGGTTATGGCTAGTTGATACATCTTCAACTGGATATCGTGTTTGATATCCTCGTCGGTCAAGGCAGTCTTCGAGGTCTTGAAGTCGTTTATGAGTAGATATCCGTCTTCTTGATATATCAAGTCGATCTTCCCGCCGACATTGACTCCGTTGTCGAGGGTTATCTCGAAGGGGAGTTCTACCGCCAAGCAACGTTCTTTACTATACTCGATCGGCCTCTGAAGAAGCGAGTAAGCTTTATGAAACGAGACCCAATCAGTGACCTTCAATCCAGTCATGTCTATTGACTGAGGAAGTTCTTCAGTCAGGTTCTTTTCCATATATTCATGGACCAGGGAGCCGATCAGTAAGGGACCGGTAGATTTCGATCTTTCTCTACTATCGTAATAGAACCTCCGCGGGCAAGTCGCAAGAGTCTTTACGTTGCTGGCAGTTAGATGTCTTACCACCCGACCATCATAGATTTTAGGATCTTCTACTATCTTATCTTCAGTTTCCAATACTTCTTCTTCCATTACTCTTCTCCTTTTATCGAGTCATAAATTGCAATCACGTCTCTGTAATAAGGGGTATCGCCACGGCCACCCTGGTAACTGGCAATAGCCTGGTCGATGTCCCCGGCCCACCAATAAACAGTCATCATATACATATAGCGGAAGGCCATTCTGGTCTGTAACTCTATATCTGAAAGCAAAGCCTCATGATATGGGAGTTGATTATAAGCCTCTTCTATATCGTCGAAAAACATACAGAGATAATCGACTGCAACCTTCTGTATCTGGAAATATCCTATAGAGCCTCCGTCATCACCGGTGACGTTTTGCAAGGCAGTCTCTCTATATCCTACGGCAACCATTAGCAAGGGGTCTACCGTGCCGAATCGTCCGTATTCATCCAGAAGGGTCAGAGATATAATGATCGCGTTTTCCTCTGGTATGTCGGGGCTGAGTTCATATATAGAGTTGTATATATTAAGGAAACTACCTGGCAACACGGGGGAATCGGCACCGGCGAGAATTACGAAGACAAGAGCAAGGACAGTCCAGAACCGACTTATATTCAAGTATGCTCCTTCAGGAGTCCCCGCCACTCCATATAGCTCATCTTCCCAAAGATGAATATCTTAGCCGCCGTGGTTATTATCCCTATACCTAACCCATTGATAGATAAATGCGCACTGAACCCGTATTTCGCCCTTAACCTCACCAGGAAGAAAGGAGAGATACTTACTTTGTCTAAATTGCGGGTGTCGATTTCTTTTCCTTTGTGAGTTATAGAGAAGAGCCGTGTCCCTGGAGTAAAAGAGAGAACGAACTCTTCATCGGGTATTGTAAGGATATAGGCGTCGAGAGGTTGTTTTTGCAGAATGAACCCCGGCAAAGACTTAGGTTTCTGTTTTAGAAAATTGAACATGTTACCTCCTAGCTCTTCAGACCTGGCCTCCAGGAGAAAAGCTCCAACTTTTGGCAAGTCTCTTTGATTTTTTCGATTCTTTCCGGTATGTTAGAACTCCATTTGAAGATGCGGTAGAGCGACAATAATCCTTTTGGGGTCTGGGAGTATATCATTACCTGGACTCCTAGCGAGTCGTCTTCTTTGAACTTCTTCCAGGATAACATCGTATGTGGATTACTTACGACAAGGTTTATTTGTTCTTCTAGTTTCTGGATGATGGACTCGACAGTTTCTCCCGCCGGAGGGTTGTTAATCCTGCCGTTTTCGATGCAAACCGCCGTTTCGGCTTCTTTAGAAAGGAGGTCGCTTTTTGCCAGACCTCCTTCAAAGGTGATAATAGACATGTATTCTATTTCAGATCCCTCCCGAACCAGTAAGTCGGCGTGGGGATATGATCCCCTGTGGTTATGGTAGACAGCACAAGCCCAAGATTAGCAACAAAACCCGTCGATTTATTCGTTGTATTGCAGGACACAGAGGTTGCGGGATGTTCTTCTTTTATGACATAGCTATCTATGACCGGGATATATATAAAATACAACAAGTGGTGAAGCAACGAGTAAAGCTGTGCCGTCTCTGGCGAGTAGGACCAGCGGATGACTTCTTTCAAGACAACCTGCAAAGAGGTTTTGAAGTCGTGAAAATTATCCCAGGGCAATTCTCGAAACATTTTAGGCAATACAAACGAGATGTCTAAGACTGGATAATCCGGCGAAACCGTACCCTTCTTTTTGGTCATATACGGTACGTAAATATGAGTCCCGTCAAGTTTAGGAGGATACCCCACCAGGAAGGTCAGATAGAAATATTGAGCTTCAGTAAGGGGGTATAGCATAGCCAGGTCCGATTCGTTCTCCGTCTCTGTCCCATACATGTATCTAATCATGTTATAGTGAGCATGTCTCTTTAACGAAGCGATCATGGGGAACGACCGCCGCTGGGGGGTCTCTCCGATCAAAAGACTTAAGATTTCGTTGTCCTCTCCGGGGAGTAAAGACTTAAAAGTATCCCCTTTCCATGAAAGACCTCTCAGTTTCACAGGGATTCTCCAGGGAGATTTCATCTTATGTGTTATAAAGTCGTAGTCAAAGAACTGCGCCGACAAAACATCAAGATGAGGGCGCCCAACATTAATATCTGTGTTATCTGAGTCAAGCCGACTTTTTTGACTCAGATAAGGAGTTCGGTACTTCATGTCAAGCGAAGTCATAAAACCCACGTTTTTGGCTTCATAACTCTTAACCATCATAGGGAACCCCATTACTAAAGACTGAACTCTCGAAGAATAGGGAATAGCAATCTTAGCTCCGTTGGCGAGACAAAGAACCGTCCACAAAGTCTCTTTTCTCCGGGAAAAGAAAAAATTTACAAAGTCCATGGCTGTGTTATACATCCCGATTCCTCTTTCACGGACTTTTTCACGGATAAGGTATGAGGCAAGACTATACATAGTTATAAACAGCGGAGAGTCGGCAAACAGAATCAAGCTAACTCCTTCGAATACGAGCTATGTAACGACCTATACCAGGCCAACATTTCCGTCACCATTTCATGGTAATGCACAGCTCTCTCTATGGCAGTCTCAAGAGTCTCAACGTCGTTGTCGTGTCTTAAAGCTTCTTTTGCATCTGTTTTTGTGGACGCCTGCCGCGCATATTCCGCCTTCTTGTTGTTATAGACAATTGTCCTCTTAGTCTTTAGCCTGGAAATGACGTCTATCAACTGGTCTTGTGCGACGAAAAGTTTTTCCACATCGCCTCTTACCTCTGATATGGATGAAGGAGTACGTATCGGGATTTCGACATTGTACTGTAGGTCGGAATCGATCTTAAAATTCCGAATCACGGCGGGCAACCTCCTTCTTTAGCAATTCAATTAGTCCCATTTCATCAATACTCATGGCTTCTTTATAGTCCAGGATTATCAATCCAAGACCGTATTCTGTAAGCTCTCGCTTTATCCGGTCTCTTTCTTTCTGGTTAGAAAAATTAATCTTCCTGACCTCTTCAGAATTACCATGGAAGAACGGGACTTCTTCGTAATGCTGGTCTCCCTGTATCTCAATCGCTACCTTAAAAGTAGGAAGGTAGAGGTCGAAAAACAACCTCTGACCTTCCGTTTTGACAAAGTATTCAGTTTCGATCGCCGTAGAAGGGAGAGCCTTGGATAGCAGTTTGTAGATACGTCTTTCGGCTTTAGACCTAAATCCCTTCGCTGGCACGACTTACTCCTTGGTGAGCCGTTTCTTTTTCCCCTGAATCAGTTCCCAGATACCTTCGAGGTATTTCTCGCAAGCTTCCTTGCTTCCCGCGAAAAGGAGCTGTGAATTGACATTTTTCTCGTCGATCTTCGACCTCCACCACGCAATCACGGTGTGGATTTCTTTTGCCTCTTCTTCAGGGTTCTCCTTGTTTTTAAGCTTCCCTTTGGTAATTTGTAGCCCGTCGAAGTTGGCAATATTTACCATATTCTTTTGCTGATCTCTGATATAAAACATGCGTCCTCCTTAATCTAAGTGTTGCGAAGAGCGTTTACGACCGCCCTGAACAAGTGATCTTTGACTTTTTCCGTCTCAGGCAAGTCTTTGTATGGGATCAGAGACGGATGTGTTTTCTTATCGATGTTCTTTTCTTCCCCATATGTCCAGCCAGTGCCTAGTTTGAAATATACCCAATTATCATGAAGTTCCTCCGGCGATATCTCCGGGTAGTTTAATGCCTGCTCCACTCCGACCTTTGTAGAACCGGTTTGCCAGCTCGGAGCATCTTCCCATGAAGGAACGTCCTCCCCTGTAATAGCCTTGATATAGGCTCTATTGACTTCATGGCAAACCTTTGCTATCTGCTCGATCTTGTCTAGCCGCTTTTCTTCTTTGGTCTTTTCTCTTACTTGTTCACAAGTCTCGTCCATTTACTGCTCCCTATTTGCCTGAGCTACCGAAACCTTTAGTTCCGCGTTCGGTGTTTTCAATTTTGTCTATCGGTAAGTATTCATCATCTGTCAAGCAGGGGATTACAATAAGCTGTGCGACTTTATCTCCTTTGGAGATGTATACGGGCGTGTGCGACGCGTTATAAAGTATTACCCGGACCTCCCCTCTATAATCGGAGTCTATTACCCCTGCCCTAGTGTCAAGTTTCTGTTTTACTGCCAGTCCGCTTCTTGGTTTTATTAGCCCTACGTACCCGGTAGGAATAGCTAAATACACCTTTGTAGAGATTATTGCCTGGTCAAAAGGAAGTATTTTGTAGCTCATCGTGCTATACAGGTCTAGTCCCGCGGCTTCTTCATACGCCCTGCTTGGCTTTATTGCTCCTTCTTCTAGGTATATTTTCAGTTTTGGTCTCTTTCTCCAATTCCACAATCTCATTAACCACCTCCTCTTCCGGGTATTGTTTTTTGACTTCATTCATAAAGGTGTCAACATCGCCATACTTCTCTTTCAAAAGCGAAACGAAGCCAAGCTGACCATGGGCTCTATATTCCTCTTCTTCAATCTTGATCGAGTAATAAGAACCTCCCCGCTTAAGAAGGTCTCTGGTACTTATATAATCGACGGCAGACAACCAGCGTGAATACGGCCCCGTCCTCGATTTATACAATGCGACCTCAGCACCTTCGGTGTTTAGTCTCGACTTCTTGACTGCGACATTGATGTATTTGAAGTCTTTATTTCCCTTAGCTCTGTCTTCCTTCATATATAGGACATGAGAGGAATAGAACTCGATAGCCGCCCCGCCGGGCATATGCTTGCCGTGATAACCAATATTCTCCCTAAGTTGGTTTATCAACAAGATAATCATTCTTTTCTTGTTGGCTATGGGGGTGAAGCGCTGGAGCATACTGGTTGCTAACTTTGCCAGCGAGGCTACCTTATCCCCTTCTTGAAAACTTCTACTAAGTGCGTCCTGGGGAGTCATGGCGGCAACTGAGTCAATTATCAAGATGTAGTAGTCTTCTAGTAGGATTTTCTTCTGTATCTCATCCAACATTTCTTCGGCTGCGCCTTCGGGAATAAGGATAGAAAAGTCCTTGTTTTTAACCACTCCCAAAGACTCCATGTATTGTAAATGTGGGCGGGCTTCGATAGAAACATAAAGAGTCTTTTTGCCTCGTTTCTGTGCTAACGCCGCAAAGTGCACACAAAAACTACTCTTACCGGATTTGGCTTCTCCAACGATAGTGTTGGAAGAACCTTCTATGAATCCCCCGCCCATTGCATAATCAAGATTAGGGAATCCGGTAGAGACTTTTTTAATATCTTCGTATTCGTCAAGAGTTATTATCACCGTTCCGCCTCCACCAATCCCGTAAATAAGCTATCGCGTCCCACTCGCTATACCCCTTCGATTCCGTTATTATGTCGATAACATCACGTCCCTTCTTGCGGCAACCTTCGGCAAAACAGATATATAGCCAGCCATCGATGTTGTTGTATATCGCCGCCGAAGGTCGGGAATCTTCATGAAAGAGACACCTGAATTGCCTCCTCTCAGGAACGTATATCCCGAACTCGCTTTTAATTAGGTCTTGCATATTGATTGTTTTTCTGACTTTTTCTCTCGTGGATTGCCGGGCCTCTTCTTCGGGGGTCAATTCTTTTTCCGGTTTGGGTTCTCTCTTCCCTAAACCATACACCGAGTCTATATCGACATAAGAGTAGGTAAAAGGAGAGGGTTTGCCGCTCTGGTCGAGGAAACAGCTCCATTTTCCCCATCGATGTTTACCAAGGGGGAGTTTAATAAGAGAGCCAAGAGATCCCGGAGCAATCAAGTTCTGTTTCGGAAATATCTCACAGGAGACTTGTCCCCTGACTGGAGGTCGTAAATGTTCGGGCAGAACATAGTAAAGTGCTTCACGCCATACAACCGCGGGGAGCGGCCTTTCGGCAAAGAACCAGAGATGAAAACCTCGACGGCCCGAGAACTCTAAAGAAGAAGGCAACCCCAACACATCAAATCTTTTCTGGATTATTTTGGCTATTTCAAAAGTCTCCCTTAAGTCTATCTCCGTGTCTATGTCTATAACAGCGCTGGAAGTAAGCTGTTCGTGGACCAGATAACAACCGACTGTTTCCAGCCCACGAACATGCCTGAGTAGAACTTCTTTGGTTAAAGGTTCCCTGACGGCCATATAGCCGTGTTCAGGACGCTGAATGGCATACGAATCTAGTCTGGGAGAAAGAACTTCTATAAAACGCTGGAACTCAAAAAGGCAGGGTGTCTCCTCCGTCGTCTCCGTCTTCGCCTATATCGAAGTCGTCTTCAACGCTGGCTTGTGCGGACTCCTGCGATCTATAACCGGAGTTATATCCTCCGCCACCAGACCTTGGTTTCTCCGCAGGCGACTCGCCACTGACTCTAGGGTTAACCCCTAGGACATCTATTTCATCGACGAAGTGAGTGATTTGTCCGTTCTTGCTGGGACCTGGTTCGTCATAACTCCTGATCGATACGACATATCCAACTTTCAATTTTAGTTTGGGGTTCATCTGGATAACGTTGATCGATTTTGCGACACCTTTGCGGTTCTTCGCCTCAAGAGTTATCAAGGCCATAGGTGTCCCATTCTTCGATTTTGCGGATCTTACGTTGGTTATTACCCCTGAATATTCATTTAGTATCAAGGTATTGCCTCCTTAGACGTTAATAGTGTCCGTTCTAGCGAGGTCTTCGTCGGCCTCGACAATTGTAAAGGTGGGAAGGTTCAGCTCAAAATCTAACAGTCCGGTTCCTCCGCCCCTGTTTTTCGCTACTATGAGTTCGAGAGGTACTATTTCCTCTTCTGTCAGTCTCATAGATTCAAAGTCGAAGTAATCATCTCTGTGTAAGAGAAATATCATGTAGGCCGCTTGTTCAATCGCGCCGGACTCTCTCAGGTCCGACATCTTGGGTCTTTTGTCCGTTCGTTTTGAGTAATCCCTGTTGAGTTGGGATATAAGTATCATGGGAACATCAAAGTCTTTGGCTATGGCCTTCAAGCCATAGGTTATTCTCCCGATTCGCAACGCTTCAGATTCATTCTTTTTGGCCGGGTCGTTCATAAGTTGGAGGTAGTCTACTATGACTAAACCTGGTTTCTGTTTTCGGCAAAAGCTCGATAGCCTTGCTCGCACTTGCCCGACCGTAAGCTGAGAGGAGTCATCGCAGTATATATTTCTAATACACGTCTTATAAAGACGGTCAATATCCTCTTTTTTCAGCCGGTGGGCTTTAATTTCCCGATGGGGTATGCCCGACCTAATACTTAGAGTTCTTTCAAATAGTTCCCTTTTTGTCATCTCGATGCTAAAAAATAGCACCGGCTTTTGTGAACGGATCGCAACGTTAAGTCCAAATGTAGTTTTTCCTAGTCCTGGAGCGGCTGCTACAATTATCAGTTGTCCTCTTGGCATACCTAATGTGAATTTATCAAGAAGGTCATAACCAAAAGGTAAAGTTTCAATAAGTTGGGGGACCGCATACTCGTCAAGGATTTTTTCTTTGAGATCTTCGAGGTTGACCACTTCTTCAGTTCTTTCCTGAAGTATCTGGTCTATGTAAGACTGAACCGATGTCAGGTCGTCCACTTCGTCTATGTATTCCCGGAGCTTTTGTCGATGAAAGTCTTGTCTGAACTCACCGACCAACCAGGAAAAGTCAACAGGCCCGTATTGTTCGTTTAGGGGTTCTTCCAACCACTTAACGGTAATCTTCTCTTTGACCTTATTTCTGACTTGTTCGAGTGTTGACGACGTGGATATCGCCTCGGGGAACTCATGGTATATTCCAAGCGATTGCGGCGGCAGGGACAACAGACTTGTCAGATCAATCTTGTTGCGGTATTGCCATGCCAGTTTTAAGAGTTCAACAGCGTTCATTAAGCCTCCTGAATTGGAGCTGTGTCTTCTTCTTGAGAAATTCTCTTTGCCTTTTAGCCGTCTCTTGGATCTCAAGTTGTTCTTTCGCTTCCTGAATAAGGCTGATGAAGAGCCCGCGGAGTCCTTCAGGGGGATAGAGTCTCGCAACCCTTTCCAGAGTCATCAAAGCCCGTCTTACCGGCGCTTCTCCGTGTTCATTCAAGAGCTTGCCGACAAAACCGTAATCGGCCCTGGCGTTTTGCCAACCATCGACTGTCCTCAACATTTCAACAAGCTTGGCTATGAGTTCTTTGCTCAAGAGTTCTCCTTCCCGAGCTCGATCTCGATGTCAATATCGACTTGTTCAGGGAGCTTGCGCCGATTGCTGGCAGTTGCATAACTCTTTTTCGGATGAATCTCCCGTAACTCCTTCGGCAAATACCATGTCACCCGACCATTGCGAACCTTGAACGCTCCGAGGTACGGCACAGAAACCGTATTACCCGTCTTGACCAGAAACGATATGTCTTTGAAGGTTGCATAGAGAACTTCCCGGACTTTCTCCGCCGCCACCCCCGAAAGAATAGCTATCCGGTCCACATAATTCACAAAGGACGAATTTCTCAAATGTGCACCGCCTATTCGAATGTCAATGACCTCGCA